CCCGAAGGGGGAACAAATGACAAGTGACTAATGGATAATGATAAATGACAAATACGATGAACAAATTATTTCAGCGATTGCTGAAAGCGAAGAACAAAATAGCTACATGGGTAGCACCTATAGTGCTGCTCTATTACTTTGATGATAAGATACAGCTAAGGGATAGGATTTATTACTTTTTCGTTGCTTTCTTTAAGAGTATTCCATTGTTGATGCTTTACTCTTATTTCTCTGTTTGGAGAGAGAAAAATGAGCTTTTCTTTGTGGGGATTAGCTTTATTCTCTTTCTTAATATGGTAGTAGGGGCTATATACCATGCAAAGGCAGGGACTTTTGACATTAAACACTTCCTTACAGGCAATGCAACAATAATGCTTGTGATAACAGTGGTGTATATATCCCTTTCAGTTCTGAGCATTCCTATAAATGAGACGGAGACGGGTAAAATATTTCAAAGTGTGGTGCAGTTTATGACACTGATGTACCCCGTGAGTAAGATTGTAAAAAATGTGTTTGTCCTCACTGGAGGAAAATACCCTCCCCAATTCATCATGAAGGCCCTATATAACTATGAAAGAGAGGGTAAATTGAAAGATTTCTTTGATGAAATAAGCAAGGGGACTAAGGACTTAACAACAGATAACCATGAAAGAGAAACTACAACAGATAGCGAGGAGCAATAATTGGGCTTTTGATTATGGCCGTGATGACTTCAGCAACTTGGAACGGGTGGAGGATAAGGATTTTTACCTTTTCCTTGACCCATTGGAGGAGTTAGTATCTTTTGAAGATAGTCAGGAGGTAGGGCGTACCTATAATGGGCGGTTGTTGCTGCTTATGGTATCTGACTTTGATAGAGTGTATGATGATCAAGAGGGTAACAATGCCAGTGAGGGGAAGTATGAGCGGTATATCAAGCGTTGTAAGGAGGAGGTAATGAAGATAGCTAACGCTTTCTGCTGGGAATATGATATATTGCAATGGCGGATGTTAGAGGTGATTAACCTCTATGACACGAACTTTGACGGTGTGCTGGTAAATTTCCAATTTAAAAGTGGTAGGTAATGAATGTAAAAGATATTCTTGATGAGGAGTTAGGTAAGATAGTAATGGAGCTGGTGGCTAAGTATGACAACTTAGGCATGCGTGCCAGCGGTCAATGGGCTGAGGGCTTGAATGTGGTGATAGAGAGAGAAGGTAGCAAGCTGGTAGGTAGGATTGAGGGAGTGGATTACACCTACTACGTACAGCATGGGAGAGCGTTGGGAAAGATGCCACCAGTAAAAGCCATAGAGGAATGGATACAAGCAAAAGGCATACGTCCTTTGGAAAAGAAGATAAGTGTATCATCATTGGCTTATGCGATTGCTCATAAGATAGGGCAGGAAGGCACGAGAAGGTTTAAGGCAGGAGGCAAACCTGAGTTTATAGATGCAGTTATCACAGCGGAGCGGATACAGGATATTATAGACAAGGTAGGAGCGTGGTACACTGTGCAATTTAGTAGTGATATAATCAAGGTCATAGAGGAGATGGCCGCTTAATAAGTACAACTATGGAGATAACACACGAAGGATTTACAATAACATACGATTATTATACGAGCATACATTACCCTCACACCCTTTCTTTTAAAAAAAGAGGTACTACGGAGGATGCTGAGATAATTACAATAAAAGTTGAAAATTATGACCCAGTGAAGTATGTCGTTAAGGATAAGGTTACAGATGTAGATTTGCGATTACTGCTTCAACGGGTGATGCTTGAGCACTATGAGAGGAGCACGAGTAGTGGTATGCCTTCATTGGGAGTTACTCCCTCTATTGAGGCTGATATAGAGATTGAAATCTATTGTATGGTAAGGAATAGAGGGAGTAGGAGGAAGGAGAAAAAGAAATTGAGCAGCATTCGCTTTGGTATATCTCTTATAGATAGTAGTGTTAAGCATTCTCTGATAGAACGAAATAAGAGATTAGCTCCGAAGGGAGCGGGAAAGCCTTACTTTGTGGGTTACCCTCAGATAGACACTTATACCTCAGAAGTAGAGGGTAGACATAGTAATGAGAAGATAGGGAGCGCCTTCAATGTTATTCGAACTAAATCAAGCATTACAGAGGGAGAGGTAACGTATTACCCAAGAGGAGAGGTAACAAGAGAGATAGATGAGTGTGGGGTATTCCTAAGGTGGAGGACAAGTTATGGCTCATGGGGTTATTGGCTATTCTCAAGTGATTACGAACATGAGATAAAGACAAAGAGCAGGGGTAGTTGGGACTATCACAAGCATGGGAATATTACTCGTAAGCACTTAGGACTTAGTGGAGAGCAGACATGGAAGCTAAGTAGTCTTATACCTGTGCAAGCTGATGAGATAGAAGAAGTGAAGGACTTATATACCTCCAATGAAGTATATCTGTACAAAGGAGATAAGGTAGAGCGTTTTTTTGAAAATGAATTTTTCACGAATTGGGAGCGAGTGGAGGTAATTGGAGGTAATATGAAGTTCAACGAGCCAAGCGAGACGTACGATATAAGTGTTACGATAGAGTTTATAAAGATGATTACAAGGCAAATGGTCAATAATTAGATTAATATAAAAAACATGAAAAGAATAGTGTATTTTCTCCTATTATTGCTGCTAATGGGTTGTGGTAGTAGGAAAGTGAAGAAAGAAGAGACAAAAACAAATAGCAAAGAGCGTGTTTCAGTTAAAAAAGATAGTGTTTCCGCTGCTGAAAGGAGTGAAAAGACAACCATTTTTGATGTATCCACTGTTGAGCATATTGAATTTGTTCTTGAGAGTGATAAAGATAGTATGGGAAACGCAAAAGAGCTGTATTTTAATCGTATCAGAGACGGAACAAACGAGACTATCACAGTACGAGGAGGCAAAGTAAGTATAAAGGCAAATAGTGCTGGTCAAAAGTCCCTCGTACAAGAAACAACTATACTAAAAAATGATATAAAAACAAGCGTGCAGCGTGATGAAAAGGCAGAAAAGGAGATGAAAGCAGTGAGAATGGATAAGCAAGTGACAAGGAAAGATTATATTTGGATTGTTTTCATAATTATTTTTTTGCTCTTTATTGTAGTTTTTAGAAGAAAAGCCCCATAGAGGGGCTTTTTTATTAATAGAACCGGTAAAATGTTTCATTATTGTACTCTAATTCCTTATTATCATTCTTTATAATGGCAGTCTCATAGGTGGCTTTATCCTCATCTTCAATATAATATTTATTAGACTCTATATCTATATGACGGATAATATAATCATCCTTTTTATCAGCAGGCACTTCCTTTAATGGTACTACTTTCAGTAGTACTCGTGGGTATTCAAATCCTTGAAAGTATATCTCATATAGTTTTCCATCCTTCTCATAAGGATAGCAACCGAACCACCCAGAGCAATGAATTAGATCGTTCCCTGATGTCATTTGGAAGTGAATTCTAAACTTTCCATTTTTGTCTGTCCATTGTGTCTCCGCTCCCTTGAATGATTTGAACGTATTTAGAGGGATTTTAAGACGATCTTCAAGGGTGTAAGGCTTCATATTTGCTTTAACCCCTAATCGGTAAGGGAGTTGTCCCTCACTCATTTGTATTTCTTTCTTGTAAGGATCTATCTTTGCTGGGTTATTTTTGTCATATTCAGAGTAGTCTTGTTTTCCATTAATTATACTTCGTGCAATATATAGGTTAGGATATTCATATCTGTACGGTAGTTTTTCAGATAGACGATCATCTATATTACTAGTTAATTGATCTTTTTCGAATACTAAAGTATATATACTTATATTCTCATTAGGGTCTTTATAGTAATACGTCCAAGTGGTGCCAGCAATGCTATTTTTAAGTTGTGCTACTTGTGGATCATCTTCCTTTGTTTCCTTGGTACAAGCGAGACAAAGGAGAGCAAATAATACGATTAGTTTTTTCATTTTTAAAAATTATTACTTTAAACAACTACAATTACTTCTATCCACATAGGTTTTTTCACCATCATCTTGGTAGTAGTAGCAACCACCACGTGGTCCTGTGTAGAGTGTTTTTCCATTGTATTGACCACACACTCTTTCTCCTTTTTCAAGAGTTCTTTCCTTTTTATTAGACCCTCCTTTTTTGGTAGTACCTTCGTCTTTGGAGCATGCAAGACATAAACATAGGAGCAGGGGAATGAATATTTTTTTCATGGTATAATATGATTAAAATCTGATTTTTGAATTAACTATTTTCTCTACTGTAAAAAGCTGTATTACCTCGTCAAAATCCACGATTTGGTCAGGGTATAGAGGATTGAATGAATGACAGGTAATTTGCTGTTTTTTATGGTCTATTTTGGTTATTTGTTTCACAATATGACCGCTGCGAGTGGTAAGCACAAAGAGTTTGCTACGGATAGGCAGGGTGTCTATTCCATCTGTCCAAAGGCGGATAAGGATCTCATCATCATCAGATAAGGAGCGCTTAGAGCCATCGTCCATACTATCCCCATTGACACGTACTACGAGATAATTCCCTTCGTTGTACTCACGAGGGATAAGTCGCTTGTGTGTCTCAGGCAGGCTTTCCACGAAGGCCTCAGAGAAATCACCTCCGAGCATACCTGCGGAGACAGCAAGGTCTGCGTACTCAACAATCATATAATTTTGCTCAGCTACGGGGGATACTTCCTCTGTGCCATTTTTTGATTTGAGCTTACCAATGGAATGACTTAAATCCTTTCCATTGATAAGGGTATTATCAGATAGGAACATAGTACCTTTGTTGTTAGTAATCCATTCCTTGTTGATGTCAGGAAAGGTGGAGGCTATCTCCTGAATGAGTTCATGTGTTACTATGGTCTCTCCTTGTGATAGTAGCGCTTCATATTGCTTGAATTCCTGCTGCTGGTCTTTGGTAATTCTATTTCTTAGTGATATAAAGAGCTTTCTTAGCTTTTTGAGTATGTTTTTTTGTTGGGAAGGGGTTAAAGGGGAGGCTTTTAGCATAGAGCCTTCGCCTCTAAGTAACCACTCATAGCTAACATAAGGATATTTACTTACAATATTGTTTGCCAAATCTGCACTTATATCATTTCGTCCATTCTTCACATGGTATATTTTCACATTGTCTTTCAATCCTATTTCAACAGCAAATTTATTGTAAGATAGTTTCAAATAAGTTATCAACTCTTCTAATCGCTTAGCGCTTTCAGTGCTAACATTTGTTTGTGTGTCTAAATTATTTTTCATACCTTTGTTGCGTTTTTAAATTATATAGTTATGTTGTATTTTATAAGTATTCTTCTGCTGTTAATCATAGTATTAATGGTATATGTATCCCTTGAGATGAGGGACAGTATTAATCAGGTAAATACATTGATTAAGAAACAATCCTTTGAATTGTGTCTTTTGAAAAACAAAATTAAGGAAACTCCAACGCCAAAGGCACAGAATATCACAATTACCCAGTATTCTCCTTCTAACTTGGAGGATATAGAGGCGTATGTAGATTCACTGGAGCAAGTCTTGTGTTTTTATATCTATTTTATAGATGAAAAACAACAAGGAGTACATTGTACAGATTTTATCAAAGAACATAAGGGTATTGCATTGTCTAAGGAAAAAAACGAGGTGCTCAAAAATCTAAAACGAATTATAAAAACACTTGTTTAGAAAAGTGATTTAATTAAATCGAATATTTTTATTGTTGTATCAAAAGGGACATTACATTCTGTTAGTGTTCCTTTAATTTTTTGTAGCATATTTTCACGTTCTTTCCAGTGGCGTTCAAATCCTCCTTGCTCTAATATGTTATCCCAGTCATTTGCATCGTATTCTAACACATAGCCTGCTACATCATCATAACCATAGGACTTAAATTTGTAATTGTATTTTTTATTTTCACAAAGATACTCAAAGATAGCTTCTACTTTCAATATCTCCCAATTTTTTAGATACTCCTTCTGTAGTTGAACGGCATTGATTTTCTTATTTGCTTCTTTTAAAGCCTTTAATACTTCATCAATATCTTTGCCTTTAAAATATTCTTTCATAGTTATAAGTGTTTAAAAACCAACTACTTGCAAACTTTAACACTAACATTAACAAACATTTATATAGTCATGTTAGTTTATGTTAGTAATTGTTTGTAATTTTGCAGTGTCAAAACAGAGATATAAAATACATTTGTTTTTTATAGGTGCAAATATAAGGATAAAAATTAAAACAGCAATGAAAAAAGTGAGTAAAGTTAAAAAGACAGCAAAAGACTATAGGAATAATATTACTGGGGATCTGTCAGAGAAAGCCTCTAATGCTATAAGAAAGACTAATCAGCTTAGTTTGCGATTGGCGTTGTTTTTTGATGTGAAACAGGCGGCGGTGTTGGATCTGGCTAAGAGGAGAAGCAACAAGCTACTCAATATAACACTTGTTCCGATATATAAAGAATTTGGAATTAACCAAAATGACTTAACAGACAAACTATGACACGAGTAGAATATGCGATAAGCACTTATAAGAACCTAACCCTTGAGGAGGTTGAGGATTTTAATAAGGCTATGGGGTTGCTACCTGACAGCATAGACCAGTATGCAGAGGCTATAAGGAGAGTGCAAAGAGAGCGCCCAAAAGACAGCTTAATGAGTATAAAGGAAGTGGCAGACTTCCTCAATATAGAAAAGCAGACAGTTACCCGTTTGGAGCGTGAAGGGTGCTTTTACAGAGTAAATGACAAAGGACATCCTAAGTACTCCTTTAATGAGATAAAGGAATTTGCTCAGGGGTATGAGAAAAACAGAAGTAGAAAATAAAAAAGCCCC